GGATATATTAATAATCCCAGACTCTCCTTCAACAATAACATCACGAACATCTGCTGCAGTACGAGCAACCAAAGCGAATCTGAGTCGGCCATTTCCCGTCTCTTTTGCTTTCTCTCTCACCCATTCAGCGGCAGAGCGAGTTTTTCCGGCTCCTCTTCCTGCCAAGTAAAGCCAAACACTCCAGTCATTATTTCTTGGTGGCATTTGCTCTGGTCTTGCCCAGGAAGGCCAGTCCCAAACAAGGTTTTCTAAATCTACTCCAGACAGGGCTGAGTTTCTCTCCTCGTCAGAGAGGAGAGCAATTTGCTCCATTAAGCTCTTAGCCACTCAACCTACCTTAGTTTCATACACCATAGTACCTTTTATTTGTACTAGTTATGTTTTATTCTTCTTTTCTAAGTGGGTAAGTTATAATCCATGTTGCAATTGTTAAAATGATAGAGTATCCAACTATAGTTTTAGCAGACCCATCAAGAACAACCCAACCAATAAACATACCAAGAAGTGTCCAAAGTTGATTGATTATGTCTAAAAAGAAATTTTTCATTACGGTTTCCTCCTTCCACTAGACGAAGATCCAGAACTTCCTCCCATAGGTCCACCGGCTCCGCTACCTCCTCCGCTAGGGGAAGAAGGAGCTGATGGGGAACCTCCAATAGCACTTGCAGCGGCAGCAACAGCATTAAGTGCAGTTTGGCCAGCAATAACTGAAGCAACAATGACATCTTCAGATTCTTCTCGCTCTTGAGGACTCATATCCGCTCCTATGTTTCCTAAAGCCTCCAAAGCCTGACCAGGGTCAGTAAAAATTTCTGAGACTAAAGCTGTTGGGCTTTCTAAAACTTGCAAAGACTCTGCAACCTCGGCTGTAATAACAACTGGATTACCACTAGAGTCTGTTCTAACCTCTACCGGTTGTTCTGGAGGTAGGTCTGAATAAGAAATTCCAGCATCTTTTAGAGCAGACAAAGGTATTGATTCTTCACCTTTAAATTGCTCGACTAGGACACTAGCAACAACTAATTTGTCCTCTTCAGAAAGTTTACCATCTTCCTTCAATGAGTCAACAAGATTTTCAACTTCTTTATCTGAAATCTCACCGTCTGCAGAAAGAGAGTCCACAAGTTCATCAACCTCTTCTACTGAAACTTTTCCATCTTCAGTTAGGTCGTCAACTTTTTCTTCTGAAGTTGGTTCAGGTTCTGGTTCTGGTTCTGGTTCTGGTTCAGGTTCAGGTTCAGGTTCAGGTTCTGGTTCAGGTTCAGGTTCAGGTTCTGGTTCTGGTTCAGGTTCTGGTTCTGGTTCAGGTTCTGGTTCTGGTTCTGGTTCTGGTTCTGGTTCAGGTTCAGGTTCAGGTTCAGGGGTTGGCTCGGGCTCTTTTACTGGCTCTGGATCTGGTGTCGGAGTCGGAGTTGGTGTAGGTTCTGGTGCTGGTGGGAGCGGTGGACTAGGAGGTTGTATTGGCTCTGGTATGGGTTCTGGTGTTGGCGTTGGCGTTGGGGTTGGTGTCGGTTCTGGTGTTGGCGTTTGTATTGGTTCGGGACTTGGACTCTCAGTTGGTGTTGGTGAGGGCTCGGGTGAGGGTGCTGGAGACGGAGAAGGTTCTGGAGAAACAGGAGCGTTTTCGTAAAGAAGGATGACACTTAGAGCCTTAAAAGTTCCTCCGCAAGGATCTCCAAAAACATCATTGCTTGCAACTATAGAACCGCTACTTTTTCCAATAAAAGCCTCGGAAACTTTAGAAACACTGTTCTCTGAATTACACTGAGATATCGTGTAATTGTTTGGTGTCCCGTAACTAGCAAAAGATACAGAACTAAAAACTTTACCCTCGGGGGCGGTAAGAGTTAATGTTTGATTTTCTTCAACAGTCCCATGAGAAGAGTTTTCTGGAAATACTAGTTCTGGAGTAACGTTTACTGAAGCATATAAATTTACTTCCGAGTTCCAATTAGCAACTTTTATCTCATACTGACACCCGTTTTGAAGATTATTTATAGTAAATGTTTCAGGGTGTCCATTGGTATTTAAAGTCTGACCATCATAAGGGTTAGAACATCCTTGACCAGAAATCACCTGATAAAACCAAGTATTAGCATTTGGGTGGGAAGCAGTTATTGTTGCTGACATATTTCCAGGAGTAACGGATATTGTTGGAGCAATGTCTGGGATATATACTGAAACAATATTAGAATCAGACGAATATGTACTTAAAGTATCGTTGTCTGCTCGTATTTTAAATTGATACTGCTTACCTCTCCCGTCAGTCTGTGCAAGATTTTCTACTGGAATACTTATTGAAGTTGTTTGAGAAGCTATTCCCCATCCATTATTTGTAAAGTTACTAGTTGACCAGCTCACTGCGTATCTTTCTACGGCAGTATTAGCTTCTGTAGGTGTAGGAGCTGTCCAAGACAAATTTACACTACCATCTTGATATGTGGCATTTAAATTTGTAGGTGGGTTTAGAGATGGTGGTGGAGGCGGTGGAGGGGTTGGGTCAGTAAGATAAAAAACACCTGATGGAACTAATTGTTGATTTCCATTTTCTATCCAATAGAGCCAGACATTTGCTCCTCCACCATTTTCGTAATACCAAAATGTAAATGGATAACCTACGTTGGCTTGCAATGTTACTGGCTGACTTATACTACCTCCTCCACCTTTATCGACCCAGTCGTCTATTAAAACTGTTCCATCAAGTGTGAAGTGTGTTCCGTCATCTGCTGGAGCATAAAAAGATACTGTTTTTGTTACTGGAGACATTATGTACCCAGTAAATTTAACTTCTACTCTTTCTGCATATGAATTTAAAACTTGTCCAGAACCCCAATCAAAATTAATTTGATTAACTGTAGTTGAGGACACTGGCTGTGCATTACATGGTCTTGGTGGGGATGTTGTATATTGCCAACAATGGTAAACCTGAGCAGTTACACCATTATTTGCAGTTCCAGAAGAAGAATTTGGAGTCCAAAAAGCATAAAAGACAACGACAAGAAAAACTACAAGCGAAACTCTATATGCTTTAGACAATGTACCAACTCCATGTGGGGGAAGATGGTTTTTATGCCATCATCATGCGTTGTTTTCTACATTTTACTAAAAAATATACAATCTAACTTCGAGAAATTGACTTAAAAACGTGATAAACCGTTGATGCGTACCACTTTTCACCAGATTTTACTGTTGGAATATTGTCTCTATTTAATCCTTTTGCTATCGCTTCATACGATAAACCTAAAGAACGCTCGTGAACAATTCTTTCTCGTATAGACATTTCTGTAAGAGGTTTGGGACCTAAATCAATTCCCCAACGTTTACCAGAATCTCTTCTATCTTGGTGTACATCTTTTTGGCGCTCAGAAATCATTCCTCGTTCCATCTCAGCCATGGCAGCCATAATCGTGACAACAAATCTTCCTTGATATGTTGCTGTATCAAGACCTAAATCAAGAAGTGCTAGTCGCCAACCAAACTTATGTGAACGGTCAACTATGCTTAAAAAGTCTCTTGTAGACCTCGCTAATCTGTCTAATCGAGTCACATAAAGTGCTCCAGCTTCACCAGAATCTAATCTGTTTAAAGCCTCCCTCAATACTGGACGACCCTGAATACTCTTTCCAGACCGACCCTCTTCTCGAAGAATCACTGGTTCATATCCAGCCGCTTCTGCTGCAGCCTTGAGTTGCTTTTCCTGTGCTCCAAGACTAATCCCATCATCTACCTGCATCTGAGTTGACACTCTAGCGTAACAATAGGCTATATTATTACTCATAAGGTTACTACTCGTACAATACCAGAAGAAGCAATAAGTTTGCTACATCCAGGGCAAGGTTTACCCGTTACATATAGGGTGGAGTCTAATAAGTCCTCCCATGAAGCCCTGAGAAGGGCATTTGACTCAGCATGAGTAGCCCAGCAAAGGTCATAGTTGCCTTGGGAGTGCTGTGATTCTGGGTCAAGAGCCCTAGGACATTGTCCAGTCTTCCCGCAGGAGCGATCATCGTTAGGCGGAGTTCCGTTGTATCCAGTCGACACAATTTTGTGGTTTTTTACTACCACTGCTCCATGTTGAGCTCTGACACAGTCCCCTCGAGAAGAAACTGCTTTGGCAATATTGAGATAGTACTCATCCCATGATGGGCGATAAATCACTTATAACCTCTTATAGCTTTTACCGCATCTATTACTCCAGCGCAGTACTGGTGTTTTGTACAATCAATGCCATCCTCACAAAGAAGATTATCTAAAGCATCATAATTTAAAGCGTAATAGTCCCCTTGTTTCATTACATGGTTATATATCACTGCTGCTTTAAGTTTTGCTTTTGTGTACATAAAACTTCCCTTCTTTCAGTGTGATAACGCCTATTATACATACAGACTTAGACTTAAATGTGTATAAAATAGTCGGCTTTTCCCTTGGCCAATCTAGCCGCTTTTCCAATAATAATATTTCTTTGAAAACAAGTAATAGCTTCGCACTTGCATTTCTCTGACTCTTGGCACATCAAACCTTCTACTTCGTAGACAATTTCGTCTCTTAATTGTTGCTCTGCTGTCTCTATTGCAAGTTTTTCAGCATCTTTTTCTACACAGTCGTCTGAACATTCG